CCCTTATGATTCTGGGATTGTCTGGATTCTTTATTACTTTTCTTATATCAATCAGTTCCATACTTATATATAAATTTTTTCTTATTATTTTAGTATCTCTTCAATTGCTTCCAGTTTCTCTGGAGATAAGCTTGATACTTTTTTTATGATGTTAATCTTTGAGTCATTCATTAAAGATTCATAAATCAATGGAAGTTGTTTATTATAAAAGGTATGGTCTGGATAAGTTTCGCATGAATAGATAACTGACCTATGCGTTGTTTTAAATCCATTCTTTGCATATTCTCTTACAATCTCTGTCCATCCCATATCTAAAACTTCTCGCATGAATACATTTGCAACGCTTCTCATCTCCACAAGCTCTCTCTTTCTGCTTTGCTCAAATATATTAACTCCAGTTATTTCTCTGATTTGTTCTCCTATCTTTTGTAATTTCATTTTATTTATTTTTTTCAATCCATTTCTGTTGTTCATCTCTTAAGAACTCAATCTCTCTCCTTAAATAGTCGGCAGCTTTCTCCAAATCTCTCAACTCGCTTTCTTTTTTACCAGCTCTGCATACATACTTGATAATGTTGCCTCTGTTGAAGTTTAGATTGTAGTCTTTTATGAAGTCGATAACATCGTAGCCCTTTCCGTTTTCGTAATGTAAATAAGTTGATCTCATATAATAGCGTTATCTAGTTGTTGTATAAGATGTCGTATTTCACTTCTCTCAAACTTTCCAGATATTTCTGCATTATAAGTTTTGAATGATAGCTGATACATATCTTTCTCCGTATCTCCTTTTTTCTCTTTCTTTCCTAAATAATCAATTTTTAAATTCAATTTCATTTTTTTTAGTTTTTCTTAATTTATTAAATTCCAAAAGCGTTGCATCCATTAAAGGTTTAAATCTTGATATTGATGTCGCTGCTGGATGTTCTATTTTTGCAAGCTTTCCATATTCTTTAAATAAGTAATCCATTGCTTCATAATCATTGAAAGCACCTACATAACCTATTTTAATCATTTCTCTAACAGCATAAGCTTGTATGTTATTCTTTCCATACTTGTTTACTAAATTAGATATTTTCCTCAAAAGATATAGGGAAAATTTTAAATCTTTTATTTTACATTCTCCTTTTTTAAATCCAATGTGGTTTGGAGTAAAGAAGAGATGCACAATATTACCGCCAGATATAGTGTTTGAATTTTTTCTGTAATAATCATAAGCAATTTTATACTGATCATTCTCATTAGCGAATGCTTTTAAATAATCGACAGTTGTCCAGGATTTGTTTCCGTTGTTTAAGTTTATGATTGCATTTAGATGATCCTTCTGTTGTTTAGTATCCACCCAATCAACTATATAAACTGGTACTGTTTTTTGTTTCAATAGCTTTGCACTTTCAACTCTGTGATGTCCTTCAATGATATCTCCATCCTTTGACACTACTATTGGCATCATCCAGCCAAACTCATTCAGTTTATCTTTGAAGTTCTCTGAATGCTTTAAAAGTAAATCTCTGTTCACTTTAGCTCTTTTTAAATCTTTAATGTTGAAGAAAGGTTTAAATTCTCCTCTTTTAATCTCTGTTGTTTTCATGTTATTTATTTATAGTTTATAATTTATTTATAATTGTCCAGTTAAGCAATAGTTATCAATATCAGCTCCATCAATAAAGAACTGTTCATATAACTTGAGAGCTTTCTCTACTTTCTCTTCTCCTCTGTGATAAAAGTTTTCAGAGCAGTTGAAGATGCCTATGTCAAGGCTTCCCTTGTCAAGCACCAAGAAATAAAAGTCCTCATGATTTTTATTGAATAGATTGCAGTAAAGATAACACTGCACATCGTAAGAATATTTCTGTGCTGAATAGTGAAAGTCCTTAACGCTTGATGATGATGTCTTTAAATCTACGATTCTATTATCAGCTAGAACGTCTGCCTTACCTCTAAAGGGTAGTCCTTTAATGTTATCAATTCCAGGAACTTCGAACTCTGCTTTTGTGATCAGTTCCTTTGCATGCTCATTCTTAAAGAAAGCATCTACTAAACGCTCTGCATCGCTTCTTTCTTTTGCAGTGAATACTCTTCCAAGCTCCAGCTTTGCTTCTTTAAATTTCTTTGTGTTCTTGCTTTGCACTTCAATAAAAGTCTGTGCTGCAAATACCTCTGGCTCTAATATAGCGGTGTGGAATAACCATCCATCTCGTAGTGCTTGTGATTCTCCACTTCCATATTCAAGTGAGTATTTATAAGTCTTTGGACTTGCAAGGATTTGTTTTAAGCTACTGCTACTTAAGGCTAATTTGTTTAACTCTCCATAATAGAAAGTATCATCTTCCATTCTCTTAAGCAGCTCTGCTCTGTCGTATTGCTTCCCATCCAGAAGCGTTATTTTATTCGAGGTCATAATCGTAGCAGTTTTTAGAGCAGTAAGTATCCCCATCGGTTTCCTTGTCGCATGTTCTACAATAAGTTGTTTCATCTGGCATATCAATGTAATGCATATCGTATTTTTTTAATTCTATTGTTATTGTTTCTATTTGTTGTTTAAGGTCTTGAATTTCTGTATTCTTTCTTGACCTCATCAAGTTATATCTTTTTGTTATAATATCCAACTCTGTCCTTAATGAATTGGTAAACATTCCAATCTCATTCATTGCTTTAACGCAATTTCGAAGATCCTTGTTAAGTGGCTTTGCATCTTTCCACTCCATTATCTTGTCGGCTAACCAATTAAACCAAAGGTCGTAAGCTTGATGATTAAGTAAGTTCATTAGTTAGCTGCTCCAAGTATAAAACCTAATACAAAAGTTAGTGAAGCAATTAATAAAACTGCTGCTCTTATAATATAAGCTCTTGCTTCTCTTCGGTCTTTTTCTTCTTGTTCTAACTCTTTTTGAGTATAGACTTCGATTCTGTTTTTTCTTGTTTGGATATGTAATCCTGTCTTTGTTGTTTTCATTTTGTTATAAATTTAGCAAGCTCTTGGTATCTCTCTTGCATTAATAATTTTTCTTTTTGCACTTCATTGAAAGTTATTTCAACTATTGAAGGAAGATCTCTAAAAAGCTCGTAAGCATAAAAAGTAATAAATCTTCCATCTTCTAGCTCCATATTAACCTCACCATTATTTCCTCCCCAAAGTGATACTGTCTTTTCTACGTATATCTGTTCCATCTTAATTAATTCTAAAAATAAAATAATTAGCTCCATCAAAATTACATTCAAGCTCTTCTCCATCATAGGAAGCGAAGGTATGTCCATATCCATCAACAAAACAGTTCTCTGCTGTTTGTTCCCAATCAATAGCTAACCAAGTCGGTGCTTTGATATCGTAGCAATCTTCTGTTATTTCTTTGATGGCTTCAACATAAATATCCCAAATTTCTAAATCGTGAATAAATCTGTATTCCTCTCCATCAATATCAATGTAAAAATCAGTTTCTACATCTGTTAATTTTTGAGTTAGTTCTCTTACTTCATCTCTATTAATAGCAAGGTCTAGCTCATCGTAAATAAATTCAAGTACTTTTCTTTGTATTGTTTTCATGTTATTTGTATGTTATCTTATGTTAAAAATAATACTTTTGACTATCTCTTCTCTTTTAAGAAGTCTTTGCCTAAATTCATAAGGCATGTCAGTCTTAAGGCTTTTTTCAATATCCTTAAGCTCTTGCTTTAAATCATCCAATTGAGTTCTCATAATAATTGTTATTTGTTAATAATAATCAAATATAAAAATTATAATAACTTTATACAAACTTTTTTTTAATTATTTTTCTACTTCGTTTATATTAATTATTGAAGCATCTTTCTCATCTATTAAATAACAAGGTTTAAGAACTTTCTTTTTAGTCCAAAGAGATGAATCTGGACAATAAAAATCTTTCTGCTGGAGCTCTTTTAATTCATTTAGCCAAAATAAATAGTTACCTTTAGGATCATTAACAAAATAAAGAGCAACCTTTCCAGTTGCCAGGAGTTTATCATACCTATCCTTTTCCAACATCTTCTGTAAATAGTATGCTTTTCTAAAATTCATGCTAATGACGACCTCAACTCCTTTAGGAGATTTGCCTTCTGCATCATAATCATAACCATCTCCTCTATGTGTCAGCTCCCATCCATCTGCATTTAAAAGCATGATGACAGCTCTTTCCCAATCTTCAACGCTTTTACCCATTGCTTAATTTATTAAGTTGATCAATCCACTGCACTATTCTTTTTGGACTGCAGCTACAAGGCTCATGATATGGATGGTTAAAATACTTTGCATGAAGCTCACACAATACTTTAAACTGATCTCTTTTCATTTTACCGTTTAATTCTTGGCTAATCTTAAGCCACCTCTCTTTGTCTTTTAATTCCATAAGTCTAAATCAATGTCGTTCCACTCATCCCTTCTTTTATCACAACCGCAGTCTTTTCCAACTGCTTTGCTTATCTTTTTTACTAACCAATGAATACCAGTGTAATAAGTAAAGTAATACATTAAATCTCCTAATCTCATATTAAAGTTTTTATGTCATTTAATTTATTGTTTTGTATCTCGTATGTTGGAGCTTTTAAAATAAAAGTTGTTTGATTTGTTCTTATTCTTACAGTGCCTTCTTCATAAAAGTCAGCACGCTCTAATAATTCACTTTTGGTAACCCATCCGCACACAGTAAGATTACTTGTTTTTTTATTTAAAGAGCAAAATATATAAATATCACAATCAAAATCTTTTTGATAAGATATGAAGTTGTTTACATAATAAGGTTTGACATCAACAGTTCTTCCCATTGTCTTTACATCTATTCTTTTGTTTTTATACTCCAAATCAAATCCGCCATCAAATCCATTAATTAACTCTGTATCTATATTTAAAAGCTCCTTAACTTTTACCTCTCCTAATAAACCAACAAACTGCTCCTCTTTATTTCCGTTAGCTTTTGATCTATTGCCTATATTGTTAGTAGATAAAAAATCCCAAACTATTTTTTTTGTTTCTATGTCTACATGAATATCAATCAAAGCTGGTCTTTTATAAATTTTTTTGCGTTAGTATAAGTATTGTAAAGCGAATAATAACTGATGTTAGTATCTCTGCTTAATTTAGCAACGCTCTTTCCAGAAGCACAAATCTCAAATACTTTTCTGTCATACCAAAACATTCTCTTTAAAATATCATCAATCTTTCCTTTTCTTTTCGCATACTCTACCTCATCAATCCCAAGCTCTTCAGCTTGCTTCAACTCATTTATATCTTCTAGATACATTTTTATTTGCTTTGCTTCTTTTTTATATATGTTTAAATAAATCCCTCTCAAAACCTTATAACAGTAATATGTGTTTACTTCTTTTCCATACCAAAGATCAAGTCCTTTCTGCACGTCCAAGTGAAGCTGTATATACATTTCTTGCACGATGTCTTCAGCTACTGATGAATTGCATCCAAATGATTTAACAATCTTAATCCAATCGTTGTGTTTGTTATAAGCTATCTCTACAAGGGATTTTTTCATACATCTAATTTTTTTGGCACATAATATTCCAGTGGGTCATATATCTCTCCAACTACAAATGGTAGTCCGTATTCATTTATGCTAAAGCTGAATGTTTCAAAAGCATATCCTCTTGAGCGTTTACAGCTCACTGTTATCCAATCCTTGTTCACAGTATTTGCTTCAAGCTGAATTTGGCTCTCTGTTTTTTTCTCAAGGAAGCTACCAAGATGACCAGTCGGTTTGTCACTTCCGTAATTAGAATGAATTACTGTGATTATATGACAGTTAAATTTAGCACTCCATTCCATGATTTTCTGTACACATAAATTGCTCTCTTCCAAGTTGTTTACATCACTTACCAAGTCTGCAATCCCATCAATCACAACAACTCCATTTTTGTCTTTATTTTCTTTCAAGCAGAACTCAATGAACTGCATTCTTTGTTTATAATTAACCGTTCTTAAAGCATAGGTTTGGTAGCATCCAGGATTTTTAATGTTAGCCATATCAAGCACTCGTTTAAATACACGTTGTGAATGCCAGTGACCTTGCTCCGTATCAAAGTGTATAAGGCATCTACCCTCTCTGTGCCCTAAAATCTTACCTCCAAAATTATTACCACCACTTAAATAAACCGAAGCTAGAAGAGTAATAAAAAATGTTTTCTTTGTCTTTGGTGGAGCTTGCACAAATGA